ATCGATAAACTGGGCAAAACCCGTGAAGCAAGGTGTGGCGGAAGCTATTAAGGGCTGGAAGCACGCGCTCTCAGACATGATGAAGCACCGCGCGGAAGCTGGTAAAGACATTTACTTGGTATCACTAAAGAAGGATGGCATAGAATCAAAAATGCATGACGCCAAGAAGAGCTTCAGGACCGAAGATGAAGCTCGCGAATATCACGAAAGAGTCAAAAAATTAAATCCCAACAGAAATATTGCGCACAATCTCTACGTTGGCGGCAAAGTAGAAAAATTGAATTAAGGATCGTATCATGCGCGTTAAAGACCTATTCTCTAATAAAAAGCAGGATGTTGTGGAAGGTGAAGTTATAAAGGCAAATTTTGGGCAAAAATTCAACCCAAAATTAGGTAGAACTGTACAGACTTCTCCATATAAGCGCAATCCAGACATTGAAGTACCAATGTACGACCCAGTAAAAAATCGCGTTTGGCACAAAGCGATTAGCGATCCAAATCATAAAGAGCCGTTTGATCATTTTGAGGTTGAGAGAATAGGAAGCTCCGCAAGAATCATTGGAGTAACTAAGCGTGGAAAAAGGATTGTTACCGGGACGACACCTTCACACGAGTTGGCAGACGCTCTGGCAGACGCGTATAATCGAGGAGGATTTACTGACAAACATATAGAGCGGGTGCGAATGTCAAAAGACGTTCAGGAAGCAAAATCTCCTCAGGAGTTTATGTCGCAGATAACTAAAGTTGATTCTTCTATTCTAGACAAGAAAAAAGATTCACCTTACTACATGGCTGGCAAGATGCTTGACAGGCACGCGGATAAGCTTGGACGAGATGACATGGATTTTGCCGACTTCAAGCGCCATGCAGCTCTGTTGATGGGGAGTCCAGAAGATAACATGAAGTCAGCAAAACAAGTTAGAAATTTAGATACTTCTGCTCGTGATGTAATACTTGATAATGTGTGGGAATATTCTGCGACGCAAAAGGATGCTGATACTTACTATAAAGTTTCAGGATTTAGAAGAATAAGATAATGAACATCTACAAATATCACGCTAACCCAGAATCTCTAGATCTCTACGAAGAGAGGTTAATTCGAGTTCCTAAACTTGCATTTGAACATGCCATAAGTTTAGGTAAAAGATTTCCTGAGGGAGAGGCGGCTATAGCTAAAGTTTCATGGTATGCTTACGAGTACGCTGAGAGCGTCATCAAAGGCAGGTTCCCGGAGGGAGAGGCGGCGATAGCTAAAGATGCAGAGTCGTCATATGAGTACGCCTATTACATCATCAAGGGAAAATTTCCAGAGGGAGAGGCGGAGATAGTTAAAGATGCAAGGTTTGCATATAAGTACGCTAATTCTGTTATCAAAGGAAGATGGCCAGAGGGAGAAGCGGCGATAGCTAAAGATGCATGGTTTGCATATAAGTACGCTAAACTCGTCATCAAAGGAAGGTTCCCAGCAGGAGAGGCTGCGATAGCCAATAGCGAGTATAAAAACGAGTATGAAAGAGAGTTTAACGTAAAACTATGAACATCTACAAATTTCACACTAATCCAGAATCTCTTGACCACTTTTATCAAATTGGGCCAATATTAGAAGACATTCCTATAGCAATGGGGTTTTTAGAAGAAATTCACGGCAACATTATGAATATAGATTACGACAGCATTGAAGACTGCTTAAATAGTCTCTATGATGCCGAACACTTACTTGAGAACGTCTACAAAGTTATGCCAATGAAAAAAGTTAGAGCAGTGCTATCATATATAAATAGGGCTGTCTACTATCTAAAGCAATGTCTTAAGTTGCGCGCTATCGATCGAAATAGTAGATTTTTGGTATGGCAATGTATGGATACTGCGCTTGATATCACTCTTTATGTAATGTAGTAGAAGGATTGGATTTTAAATAAGGTAAAGCTATGAACGTCTACAAATTTCACACTAATCCAGAGTCTCTTGACTACTATGATAACTTTGTCATAGTGTCATCTAATATTAATGAGTTGATAGATGTTTTAAATAACATAGACGTTGAATTTCAAAGAGGATCAGATAAAAGCGGTGAGTATAAATTTGCTAATCGCAAAAAACTAAACACATTGGTACAAAAGGCATTAGCGCTAGGAGGAAGATTACAAGATAACGAACTTTTTACTAACGCACTAGGAGGAAGACTATATAACATTGATATTTTACGTATCTATGAATTATTAGACGAGGTTCATGACTATGAAGACTTGCGTGATGCATGTTATCACATACAAAATACTATAGATGACCTAGAAAATACGATATAACCCTTATATTTAAAGAATAATTATGATCATCTACAAATATTATATAAATCCACAAGCATTAGACCTTTACGATAATTTTGGCTCATTGTTAGCGGGAATTCCTAAGGCGATAGAAGTTCTAGAAGATGTTCAGAACAACATCATGAATAAAGATGACGACGCCGTTGAAGGCTACGTTCTACACAACCTCGCCGAAGCTAAAAACGAGCTTGAAGGAGTCTATAAAGTTGTTCCACTAATACAAGTTAGTAGAGCGCTGTCTTCTTTAAATGGTGCTATTAGATTTATAAAGTGGGCTAAGAATTCAAGCGTTTGGCTATGGACTAAACCTTCAAATAAAAGAGACAACGTGTTGGTGGATGTAGACGATGCCCTGGAAGAACTTAATTATATTCTGGAAGATTTGAACTCACTAAAAAGATAGTAAAAACATAATTTTACTTATAAATAAAAGAAGCAGTATGATTTTAAATCATATATAAAAATATTTTGGGTTAATTAGTGGAGCAACATAATGAAAAAACTCTCTCAAAAAATCGAAGCTTATGGATATAAGTATAACAATAAAGATCAAAGAATAGTATGGAGAAAAGTTTTCCCCAGCAATGATGCTTTGAATAAATGGGCAGATAGTCAGAACGCAACTGTGATTGGAACTAGAACAATAGGACCTTCAGACCCAGGTTTCAGTAATCCAAAATACATGAAGGAAGAGCACGAGCCAGCTTGGCCGCTATTGGGAGATACAGCAGATAAGTTATCAGTTGGTGACAGAGTTATGGTTACCGATAAAAACAATACATTTTATAGAATTACTGGAACCATTGACAGCTTTGATTCAAGTAAGGCATTCGTTGTCGTAAACCTAAACAAATATGGTAAAAGAAGCTTTCACTCTTCAGATGTTTCTGAGATATTAGACAACATGGATGATGTTCATATCAGCCCAGACGGAGATGAGATAGACGAGTTCTATGTAACTTTCTACACTGAGAGGGGAGATGTTCCTGAATATTGGGTTGGAAAAGTTGCAATGCACGGCTCCAAGTGGAGAGAGTATTCATTTAAAGGGAAACCAGAATATCGCTGGGGCCAAACATACATGGGATATTTAACCCCATATCAAGTGGTAGACTGGATAAATAAAGATTATTCAAGATCTTATCAAGTTGGCGGCCCGTTCTTTACTATGGAAGACCTAAATAATGAGGTTGAACAATATTATGAGGCCAAGTTAAAAGAATCAGCATCTAGCAATAATTCCTTTAAGCTGCTAAGTAATTTACTAGAATCAAAAAAAAAATTTGATGTAAGCAAATCTAAGTATGAAATAAAAACCTCAGGAAGTGATGTTAATTTTAGCTGTGATGGGGAAAAGCTTTTTACGCTCAGTAATCATGAGTGGAAGGATTTAATCGATGCTGTAAGAAACAGAACTACTGGTAATTTTGGTGGATTTGTATTACATCAACTTGGAGATTCATTTGTAATTAAAGACTCTTCTGGTAAACAGGTTGCATACATCTCTGCTCCAGAGATGGATTATCTTATTTCTAGAACATACGAACTTCTAAAAGAAGAAATTGAGTATAATAATTTTGATGCCTGGAAGCGCGCTGTTTTAGATGAATATCCTACGCTAGCAAATAAGATAAGATTCAAGGGTAGAGTAGAAAAGAATAAGATGCTTATTTCTGCTGAAATTCCTGGTCAAGATAGATCATATGGCGTTTGGGATCAGGATGCCGGTAATGGCGTGGTTTTAAAGTAAACAACTAAGGTAAAAACGCTATGAAGATAAATGAACTCTTTCAGGGTGGAAAATCTGGATCAAGATGGTACAGTGATGATGAAATGATATCTATTGTCGGTCGACATTGGAGATGGGATGACGGTGATAATGAAACTTCACTAGATAAAGAAGCACAAATCGCTGATGCTCAAGATTGGCTAGATAAACAGGGCTATTCTGTTAGCGTTTTAGATTTAGCGCACGTGGGCAAGGAAAACTATTGGAAAATTAGCGGCATATTTATTAAAAAAGTAAATGAAAAGTGGGATGACAGCGGCGCATCAGACGCCAATGGACGTTGGGCTAAGTATAGAGACAGTGAGATAGGAGTGGGTGCAATGGCTACTTGGCTCTATAACTCTAGAGTGCACAAAAAAACTAAGGTAGAAAAACTTAGATCGGCATATGGCGCAATTGCTCAACAGGAAAATACATCGAAGCTTATAAGCTCCTCAAAAGCAGACTCATTAAGGGCAGCACTTAAAAAGAAATACGGTGACTGAATGAAGATCAATGAAATCCTAGGAGGCAATACTAGTTATGATTTTTCATTATCAGAGGCTGCCATACGCGCAAATTCTATGCATGATGCGATGTTGGAAGCAGTGAAGATAATTAGTAGGGATTGTTCAAAATGGCTTAAGGAGAGTAATTGTAATATTTTTTATCGTGGGATTGGTGTAGACAAATTCCGTTCAGACTATAGTTCATTTAAAAAATCTTCCATAGTTAAACTATCATCCGGAGTGCCTAAATCCCCTGAAGATGATTTTTTAATAAAGATGTCTGTACCACAAAATAGAAAACCCGTTGATTCACCAAACTGGCTTCATAGTGTAATGGACGAAAATCTAGTTAAAAACACAGGTATACCATTTAGATCACGCTCCATATTTGTTCTTAAAGATATTAGAATCGCAGAAAACTACGGAACACCTTACATGGTATTTCCAATTGGAAACTTTAATTATGCGTGGTCTAAATTATTGGATGATCCGACTTATATATTTTATCTAAGCGAGATGGAGTCTGGATTTGGAAGCGTATTGTATAACGATACTGGCATTTATGATATTATAAGAAAATACTGGCGTAATTATGTAGAGAAAATGGATGCTGCTGGGAAGCTAAGTTTGACTGATTATCATCCTTCAATCGATTCATATTTAAAAAATGTTAGTGGTAGATCAGGTACCATAGACATTAAACGCGGCTCTGAGAGCTCGCTTTACGTAAGAATCATAAAAGACTTTATAAAGAACACCAATCTATGGATGTTTAATAAAGATCTAGCAACGACGGCAACCAGTGAATATAGTTCACATGAAGTAATGGTTTCAACTAAATATTGTTATGCTATTAATCATAGAAGCGTCTATGACATAGATCAGTTTAAGCAACTTTTAAAAGACGAAATTAAAAAGGGAAATTTATCATGAATGCAATCAACATAGATGAACTGACTAATGAGTTCATAAACGCATATTCAGATGATGTAATGGGTAACTTTGTTAAAGCGAAAAATTCATATTTAGACGCAGTTTCATCTGCAAAAAACTGGTCTTTGAAGGCTAGTAAACTTTCTAAATCACATCTTCAAATGAGCCAAGAGGAGTTTCAAGATGCAGTGATGTTACATTTTGGGGTTTTTCTAAAGAAACACGGGTTCCCTAAGCATCCTAGCAAAGGATGGCATGACGCAGAATCTGATGCCCTTAAAGCACTTCAAGACAATATCTCAGAGGAATATGATACGGCTGAATCAAATCGTGAATATTTTGATAGTATTCAAGAATGGGCTCATACGGCAGAAGAACTAGAAGCAGAAATCAGCATAAGAGATGGAGTCTATATTGCACACGGACCATATGGCGAAATGGGTGAATTTCACCCTGAAACAAAAATGGGATGGATGGTTACTAAAAAGTTTATTGAAAGTCATAGTCTTCAAAAAGGAATTTCATTTAAAGATTTTCTCTTTGAGGAAGATATAAGAGCTGTGGCCTCTAAAAAAGCAATGGATATTTTGGGCGCCCCATCTTATAGGGCCTCAAAAAGTGAAGAAAAAGACATATCGAGGCTTCTAGATATAGCGAAACAGGAAAAGACAGAAAAAATTAACACCCCAATTGGGCCATGGGTGATTAGTCTTTTTAAAACCACAGCAAAAACTTTTGTGGCTGCATATCCTCCTAAAGCATATGGAAAAGACCCAATATTTTTCGTAAAGGACTAAACATGAAATTTTTAAAAGATTTATTAAAAGAAACGCATGCTGGCATTTATGAAGATGATAATGAAGAATGGCCTAAGTTAGTTTCAAAGGCAGACAATTATCGAGTAGAGATAGATGAAAACGAGCAAATATATTTGAAAACAAGAAGCGGAAAAGTTTTAGTAAAGATGCCTTATGTAATATGGACACAGCTGACTAGAGGATAAATATGACCGGTACTTTTAAGGACTTCTTGGCTGAAGGTGATTCAAACCTGGATAAAATAGCTGATATTATAGTGCGTGACTGCAAGAAGTGGCTCATAGATAGTAACTGCATTCCAATATATAGAGGAATGGGGAAACGGTGGTGGGGCAAAGGCGAAGGTACCGATCTTCTTGAAAACATTTTAAAGATACGTGTCATGAAAGATAGGGAGCCACGAGATTCACCAAAGTGGCTCCATGAATCAATGAGCAAAAAGATGGTTGCTGATTTTGGGATCCCATTCAGGTCCCAGAGTGTATTTGCTATTAGAAGTATTGACATGGCGTCAAACTTCGGTGAAATCTATATGGTATATCCCATAGGGAGATATGACTACGCATGGTCTGCTGTCGTTAACGACGCCACTGTAAGTTTATATGAGTGGTCTGATAACACATTTGTATCCAGAAATACAAAGTGGGATGATCTTGCTAGTTTTGTAGAAAACATGCCTACAGAGCTAGCAGACATGTTTCAAAGAACATGGGACTTTATGATTAAAGAACACGAGCACCTTAAGAATAGAGGCTTTGATAGTAGTCTTCAGTCTTTTATGCGTGCTATGCAACTTAATCATGATTTAAAGAAAGAAATCATAGAGTTAGTTATCTTTCAAAATGACCTTTGGACTTATAACAATGGATTGATGCAGGTTTTAACTAAACCTGACTTCAATGAAACTGAAATCATGATAGCTACTGATTCTTATTATGCTGTTAAATTTGAAAAACACCAAGAACATGAGCTAATACACAAATTAATAGAGAAGCTAAAACATGCCGACGGCAGCACTTAAACATTTAGCAAAACGTGCAGGAGTTAAACTTAAGCGTGCCGAGCATCTTTGGGATAAGGCTGGAGATATCGTGTCTGCGGAGTATGATGTAGATAAATCTGATTCAAGCTATTGGGCTCTTAGAATGGGCATCACGAAGAGGATGTTGGGATTATCAGAGGATAAGATGACTCTCAAGATGTTTTTAGAAGCTGCGGAAAAAGACCGACCATCATATAAAATGCTATACGACGCTGATGCGATAAAATTTTTGAATACAAGATGTCAAAACGCTTTATGGATGCTTATGCTAAATAAACCTCTTTTTAGAGGTGATAATGTAAGTTACAATTTTGCAAAGGTTGATACTTCTAAAACTACGAGAGTGAGCGAGAATACTACAAACTTTTATACGCTGATTCTAGACAACAACCCGTTAATGGTGGATTTTCCAAAAAGAAGCAGAAGCTTTATTGGTACAGTGGATTATGGCCGTGCCGAACAATATGGGCAGCCTTTTATCATGATACCTGCCGACAACGCAAAAATAGGAGTGGTTGGTTCAGAGGACATATGGGATGTTAGGATTGACCTCTTTGGTAGAAGAAAAGGTATAGAAAATTTAAATTTACTATACGAAATTCTGGATCTAAATGATACTGATATTGACAGCTTTTATAAACTTGACAAGCTCCTTAAACAAGATGATCCTGAAAAAGTTAATAAATTTTATGACGCTTTGTCAATTGTTTTAAGTTTAAATGAAGAGCAGCTTGAGAATTTAGTATCAGGAAACGCCCACCATGAATTCATGGGATTTATCTTCGACGCTTATTCCCCCGCGGAAACGGGATTTAAATGGTATTACACTAGCAATATGCCAAAAAATATGTATGATACGGAAGTATGGGTGAGCGGTGAAGTTCTAGTGATATCTGAAGAAGAATGGAAAAAATTAGACATAAAGGATGGAAAGTTTTCACTATGAACATATACGAATTTCACACCAATCCAGAATCGCTTGATTCATTTAAAGAGGTGAGTATTGCAAATCCAAGATTGGCATATCAATGTGCTGAAAAATTAGGTAGAAGATTACCGATCGTAGAAACAGCGATAGCTAAAGATGCACGGTATGCATATTTGTACGCGGTGCAAGTCATAGACGGAAGATTTCCAGAGGGAGAGCAGGCAATAGCTAAAGATGTGGCGTACGCACCCTATTATGCTAGAGACGTCATCAAGGGAAGGTGGCCAGAGGGAGAGGCTGCGATAGCTAAAGATGCACGGTATGCATATTTGTACGCTAAATACGTCATCAAGGGAAGATTCCCAGAGGGAGAAGCAGTGATAGCTAAAGATGGGTGGAGCGCTGCATATTATGCCAAAGACGTCATCAAGGGTAGATGGCTAGAGGCTGAGGAGGTTATAATTATGCAATATCAGTTCTTAAAGATAGGTTTATTCCTGGAGAGTTTGAAATCAGTGACAGCAGATATAAATACAAATATGAAGATTTCTTTGGAATAGATCTATGAACATCTACAAATTTCACACTGATCCAGAGTCCCTCGACCTCTACGAGGAGAGGTTGACTAAAATCCACAAATTTGCATATGAACACGCAAGGAGTTTAGGCAGAAGGTTCCCAGAGGGTGAGGCGGCTATAGCTAAAGACGCATGGTATGCATATTTGTACGCCTATTATATCATTAAAGGAAGGTGGCCAGAGGGTGAAGCGGCCATAGCTAAAAATGCACAGCTCGCATATCGGTACGCTAAATATATCATCAAAGCAAGGTTCCCAGAGGGAGAGGCGGCGATAGCTAAAGATGCAGGGCATGCATGTGAATACGCTAGAGACGTCATCAAAGGAAGGTTTCCAGAGGGCGCGCCGGCCATAGCTAAAGATGCGGCGTACGCACACTATTATGCCAGATACGTCATCAGAGGAAGATTCCCAGAGGGAGAGGCGGCGATAGCTAAAGATGCAGGGCATGCATATTTTTACGCTAAGAACGTAATCAAGGGAAGGTGGCCAGAGGGAGAGGCGGCGATAGCTAAAAATAGGGTTGTCAAACCAGTCTACGAAAAACTGTTTAACGTTAAGCTATGAACATCTACCAATTTCACACCGACCCAGAATCTCTTGATTCATTTAAAGAGATGAGTATTGCACAACCACGTTTGGCATATCAATGCGCTGAAAAATTAGGTAGAAGATTACCGATCGTAGAAACAGCGATAGCTAAAGATGGTTGGTATGCATATCTGTACGCTAGAGACGTCATTAAGGGAACGTTCCCAGAAGGAGAGGAGGCGATAGCTAAAAGTTTAAAGTACGCATACGATTACGCTAAAGACGTCATCAGAGGAAGATTCCCAGAGGGAGAAGCAGTGATAGCTAAAGATGCAGAGATGGCTTATTACTATGCGGTTAAAGTCATCAAGAAAAGATGGCCAGAGGGAGAGGTGACGATAGCTAAAAATGCATATACTGCATATCAATATGCTAAAGACGTCATCAAAGGAAGATGGCCAGAGGGAGAGGTAGCGATAGCTGAAGATGGGTGGAATGCTGCACACTATGCTAGAGATGTCATCAAAGGAAGGTGGCCAGAAGCAGAGAAGGCCATAGCGAGCTCTGCAGGAGGTTCATATGACTATGCGGTGTCAGTTCTTAAAGATAGGTTTATTCCTGGAGAGTTTGAAATCAGCGACAGCAGATATAAATACAAATATGAAGATTTCTTTGGAATAGAGCTATGAACATCTACGAATATCACACTAATCCAGAATCTCTTGGCTTTTACGAAAAGAGATTTACTCGAGTACCTAAACTAGCATATAAACGCGCAGCGAGTTTAGGTAGAAGATTCCCAGGGGGAGAGCTGGCTATAGCTAAAGATGCGCAGTATGCATATTTTTACGCTAGAGACGCCACCAAAGGAAGATTTCCAGAGGGAGAGCCGGCTATAGCTAAAAATAAAATGTGGGCATATTTTTACGCTAAAGACGTCATCAAGGGAACCTTCCCAGAGGGAGAGGCGGTGATAGCTAAAGATGCAGAATTGGCGTATCTATATGCTGAATACATCATCAAAGAAAGATTCCCTGAAGGAGAGGCAACAATAGCTAAAGATGCGAAGTATGCATATGAGTACGCTGAAGACGTCATCAAGGGAAGATTTCCAAAGGGAGAGCCGGCTATAGCTAATAGCCAATGGAAATCAGCCTATGAAAAACGATTTAACGTAAAGCTGAATTCAAATGATTAACGATGAAAATAAACCGGTCCCAATAGCCTTTTCAGTTACATCTAACAGAGTCAATCACTACTCAGATATAGTTGAATACTTAGCTAGCTGTCAAATAAATAACTACAGGATGAAACATAATCGAATGCCCTCTAAAGAGCAGATAGACTTCTTGAAGAAAGAGATCATCAGGTACGCAGTAATTAGAAGAGACTTAGAGACAGCCCAGAAGATAAAGATACAAGAGTCGAGGCTATTAAATGAAGAAAATTGTCTACATACATGGATTGAATAGCTCTTGCAAAATATTCAATCATCTCATTCTGTGTCTTCCAGAACATGAAAAAGTCCTCGTTAACTATCAAAGCTCACATCCTATTGAAGACTCGTATGCTATAGCACTAAAGAAGATACCAAAGACTCAAGAAGTCTTCATAGTTGGGCACAGCCTCGGCGGGATCTTAGCTGCGCTGATATCTGCAAGGAATAAAAACCTAAGTGTATCTGGGATAGTCACTATATCGACCCCGTTCGGAGGAAGCGACCACGCTAAGCTCTTGAAGTGGGTGTATCCGTCGTTCAAGATATTTTCAGACATTATCCCTAGAAGCCCCATAATAAAAGAAATTCAAACGTTACCAAATTCTAATATGCTTTCGTTAATAAGTGTCGGTGGAAACCTGAACATCATGGCCGGCAAGAATGACGGCATAGTAACTGTTTGTTCTCAGCATCAATCTCCAACGCCTAAAAAAATAGAAGTAGACTCAAATCACTTTGAAATACTTCAAGATGAAAAGACTATAAAAGAAGTCAAAAAGTTTATCTTTAATGGATAATTTTTTCCAAAGGAAAAAATAAATAATTCATAATCATTTACTATAGGTCTATCATAACATGGCTTCTAATTTAATTAAAAGAGCATACTCTGAAACTGAGTATACTCCTGAAAATATACAGGAACTAATAAAGTGTAAAAAGGATCCAGTATACTTTATATGTAATTATATTTATCTTCAACACCCCACAAAAGGAAAGATGTTGTTTAATTTGTATGACTACCAGCGTGAGCTTGTAGACAACCTTTTAAATAACCGCTGGATTGTGGCCCTGCTGTCGAGACAAATGGGAAAATGTTTTTCCGGCTCAACTTCTATAGTTATAATTAAGAAGCCATCTAAATTTAAGATGGCTATATTAAAAATTATAGATAAAGGTGAATACGAAAATGTTAAAAAGCTGTTTGACATGCAAGATTGAATTTGAAGCCAAAACCACTGCTATGTGGTGCTCCAAAGAATGTAAAAAAGTGCATACTAAAAAGTGCGTTGAAGAAAATAAACGCTTAAAAGCGGAAGAGCAGAAGAAGTCCTTCGTCCAAACAGATGATAAGGTGCAGTGCTTAATATGTGGAGGTGCATGGGGCTCACTCTCTTCTCACTTGTCGCGAACACACAATATTACTGCAGATGAATATAAGGCACGATTTAACGTTGGCTCAGAAGCAATTTTTTCCAAAAAGAATCTGGCACTCATGTCTGAAAGAATGGCAGGCAGCAATAATATAGCCGCTGGCCACGGAGGTAGGCTTTCGCCGTTTTCTAAGAACAACAAAAAGCTCGACGGTAAAAATGAGTCAGAGAAAGAGGCGTTCGTTAAAGAGTCTGTCGGCAAGTGGATTAAGACCGTCCCAAAGGAAGACCGGCCGATGAACGTGGAGTACTGGGTGAAGCGGGGCATGACTGAAGAAGAGGCAAAAGCAGAAGTTTCTCGACGTCAAGCAACGTTCAGCCTAGAAAAATGTATAGAGCGATATGGAAAAGAAGCTGGGCTGAAGAGGTGGCAGGAGAGGCAGGAGTTATGGCACTCTAACTATAAGAAAAGCAATTACAGCAAAATTTCTCAAGAACTATTTTTTAATTTGGTTGATTATGTTCCAGATGCACAATTTGCAGAACACACGGGCGAAAAAATTTTTAAAACGCTCAACAGCAGTGTTTACAAGCTAGATTTTTGGAGTCCATCTACTAAAAAGATAATAGAATTTGACGGCGATTATTGGCATAGTGAAAAGCTTCTTCAAGCTAATCCAGGAAGAAACGAAAATAGAGATAAAGAAATCTTATCTACTGATAAAAGCATTCGCATTATGCACGTTAAGGAAATAGAGTATAAACAAAACAAGGAAGGCACTATAGAAAAATGTTTAACATTCTTAAAAGAATAATAGTTAATTGGTGTCTATCTAAAAAAACTACAACAATAGACAATCTATTAAAACATATTGATTTAAATCCTACTTGGATTGGCGGGCCAGATGGAGATAGAAAATTTACAGCTAGTGCATACTGTGAAGATCTAGCGGTAAAAACAGACATTGGTTATTCTAAAGTAAAACAGATATTAGAGACAGTTCAATATGATACATATAAACTTACACTAGAGGATAATTTTGTACTAGAGTGTGCTGATGATCATTTAGTCATTAAACCAAACTATGAACAAATACAGGTAAAAAAATTAACGTCTACAGATTATGTCATAACCAAAGATGGTCCTAAGCGGGTAATATCAGTAGAAAAATTACAAAATAAGCAAACAATGTATGACTTAGAATTAAGTGATAAAAGACACTTGTTCTTCACTAATGGAATACTTTCACACAATACGCAAACGATCTCTATGTTTCTGTTATGGTATGCTTCATTCTTCCGAGATCAAACTATCCTCATCGCCAGCAAAAATAACAATCACGCGATGGAAATCATGGATCGGATAAGGTTCGCTTATGAGGAACTTCCGAACTGGCTTAAAGCTGGGTGCAAGTATTACAATAAGCATAATATCGAGTTTGATAATGGTTCAAGAATAAAGTCTGAAGCTACAACAGAAAAAACCGGACGAGGATTAGCAATTTCTAAACTTTATCTAGACGAGCTCGCGTTCATTAATCCAAGGATACAGACAAATATGTGGACTTCTTTGGCACCGACTTTGTCAACCGGCGGTTCAGCGATAATATCATCTACACCAAACGGCGACACCGATCTCTTTGCACAATTATGGAGAGGAGCAAACTCTGGTCAAAATTCGTTTAAGCCACTATTTTTCCCCTGGAATAGACACCCAGAAAGAGGAGAGGAGTATTTAAAGGAGATGAAGGGGCAACTTGGTAATACCCAAATGAGGCAGGAAGTACTTTGTGACTTCTTGTCATCTGACGCACTCCTCATCGACACCATAAAGCTATCATATATCAAGGCTATTGAACCGACTTCATCCAACATGGGTTTTAGATTTTGGACAGATAAGATAGGCGGACGTGGAAAAACATATTTAGTAGGAGTTGATCCATCAACTGGTAATGGAAACGACTTTACTTCAATACAAGTTGTTGAATTTCCATCATTAGTTCAAGTTGCTGAGCTAAGGACAAATATTCTTAACATCCCCTTGATATATGCAAAGATTAAGTGGCTTCTAAAACACCTTAGGCAGCCAGATGAAAATCGTGGTAGGGCAGAAGTTATATGGTCCTTTGAAAGGAATGGAATTGGGGAAGCTTTGGTGGCACTCATACAGAATGATGACTCACCAGATGGAGGAGTATACATAGACGGTGTAGAGCTTTACAATGAAAAACCTGACCGGTTGGGTGTATATACAACGGGCAAATCTAAAGTTTTGGCGTGCATGCATCTTAAGAATTTAGTAGAAAAGATAAATGGAGGTCTTAAGATAAATTCTGATGTTTTGTTGTTTGAGCTTCAAAACTTTATAGCTTCTGGGGGATCCTATAACGCAAAACAAGGAGCTACAGACGATGCCATCATGGCGACGTGTGTTGTGATGAAGGTTCTTAACAGGATGGCTAGCTATGATGAAGCTGCAAGAAAAGTAGTGTATGAACAGGTAGACCCAGATACAGTAATTAATGGAGATGATTATGGAGACGAACCAATCCCATACGCGATTTAATTAACACTGCAGATTTTCTCTAGTGTTATAATTCAAAAAAATTATTGGAGATTATTATGAAAGTGTACATTGGACCATATAAGAACTGGTTCGGCCCTTATCAGCTAGCCGAAAAGCTTATGTTTTGGAGGGATCGTCACGACAATCGCGTTCACAGCTTTGGCACGTTTTTGGCAACAGGATCTTTTGAAAAAGAAGAACAGCATGTTTCATTTTTAGACTCTAACGAGAAAGAAACGCTGCTATACAAGTTTCTTAAGTGGGTCGGTTCAAAGAAGAAAAGAACAGTAAACATAAAGATTCATGGTTATGATGTGTGGAGCATGGATGCAACGCTAGCTCTTATCATCCTTCCCATGCTTAAGATGCTTGAGCAACAAAAGCACGGATCCCCATGCGTTGATGATTCAGACGTTCCAGAGCACCTTCGATCTAGTTCAGCTAAGCCCTTGACTAAAGAGCAGGTTGACAATGGCCACACTGATGATAACTTTCACTTACGTTGGGACTGGGTTATTAACGAGATGATATGGGCCTTTGAGCAGCTACAGCCAGAATGTGATTGGCAGCAGCAATACTATACAGGTAGATCAGATTATTTTTGGGAAAAATGCGAAGATAGCGATCTATATGAGATGAAGCATGGACCAAACCACACGGAAGTCTTCGACCAAGAAGGATATGCTGCACACAACGAGAGGATTAAGAGAGGACTAATACTATTTGGCAAATACTATCAAGGACTTTGGGATTAATATGGAATCAACTTTAATAAAACTAGAAACGCAATACAACTTGCTTAAGGCGAAGATCGATGCTGCTAAAGATGGCAAGAGCGATTTATACATAGATGAAAAAGACATTGAAAATTATTTCAAGACATATCAAATAAACGGTTATGAAGATCTTCAGTATATGGTAAATTTCTTCATAAAGAGAGCATTTAGTTCTTTAGATGATTTATAAGATTACGTCTAAAAGTAAATTGAAGAAAATGATGCTTGAAAGCATCATGCCTAGTGTTTTATCACAACTAAAAATAAACAAAAGTCGCTATTCATTACAAGTTTTTATAACATCGCAGATAAAAGAAAGTGGGTTAACACCATTAGAGCCAGTAGATGGCTCTATCATTGTTTTCTTAAATAAAAATCTTTCTATCACAGATTTATGCATCAGTTTTTGTCATGAAATGGTTCATGTGAAGCAGATAGTTTCTGGTAAACTTAAACCTGCAAACAATGGGAAAATATGGGTTGGAAAATTTTTTCATGAAAGCACTAACTACATGCAGTGCCCATGGGAAGTTCAAGCTTACTCTAAGCAAGAAATTATTTTTAGGCGTTGCATAGAATAGCACGTTTCTGTTGTATAATTTCTTCATCGCAAAAAAGCTTGGAGCTCAAATGTACTACGTTAAGTTTGATTCTGCTGGAAATGTTGTCAACGTCATTGCACATAGCCAGTGGAAGGAGCTGTCCAATGAAGAGAAAAACAACTTTCAATGCCGCTGGGATTGGAAGTCGTTTGCTGATGTCGAAAGGATTGCAGCCCTTCTCACGAAGTTTACTGGTAATACTTGGCTTCCATGCGACAAGGAGTGCACATTTCCCCAGTTTGATGTGGTTGAGGCACCAAAGGTTGGTGACGCCGTGTCCAGTAGCTTTAATGGGGATACTCGTCCTCGTGGGTATGTGACTAAGGTCACTTCAAAGTTCCAAGTGAATACGTCTACTGGTCACAAGTTTAGGCGCGACAGGAGCACTGCATCCTGGAAGATGTGTAACGGTTACGAGTACCTAGTTCCTGGTCATATTGAAACCACAAACCCCCACTTCTAAAATATAGAGGATGCTATGATCGAGAGAATAAAGTATCCGCGGACATATCATCTTCCGTGGAGCCCCGGTCGACAGAGCGATGATAAGGTCTTAACTTCTATCGACCATTTCAATGGCCAAAGAGTCATAGTCACAATTAAGATGGATGGCGAGAACTTCACTTGTTATTCTGATGGCTACGTGCATGCACGCTCCATCGATAGTTCCAGTGGAATTGATCGTGATTGGGTTAAAACCTTCTTAACACAAAATGTGTGCTTTAACTTACCTTCTGGTTGGAGGGTTTGTGGAGAAAATCTTTGGGCCAAACATAGCATTAGCTATGAAAACCTAGATTCATTTTTCATGGGGTTTAGTATTTGGGATGATCAAAATAGATGTCTTTCGTGGGATGATACACTTGATTACTTTGAAAGCCTAAGCATTGTTCCAGTGAAAGTGATCTATAATGGCATTTTTGATGCTGATAAGATTCAATCCCTTTCGAGATCTTTGATTAATCTTGAAAAAGATGAAGGCTATGTTATGCGAATCGCTGACGGTTTTGACTATGAGTCATTTCCAAAATCTGTCGCAAAGTATGTAAGGCCAAATCATGTTCAAACTGACAAGCACTGGCGGCACTCAAAGCTAGTTCAAAATGTACTTAGGTAAACAAAATGAAAGCAGTAGATAGATTTAACACTTTCTTTGATATCTTTAAGAAGACTGATCTGTGGAGATCTATGCTTTGCACACGTGAAGATTCACCGTGGCATCGTGAAGAAAATGTAGCAGAGCATACACGGATGCTTATTATGTGGTATCAACGAAATTTGCTCAACTATAGGAATGAGCGGCAGAACATTCTTACGCTAGTGTCTTGTCTCATGCATGATGTTGGGAAGCCACTAGCGCAAGTTGTAAAAACCTCTGAAGAACGAGGTGTTTATCGAGCATATACTGGTCATGAACTTATCTCTGCTAGGATTTGGTCAGATTACGCGCTAAGCAATTTTATGCTCATAAGTGATTTGTTCAGGTTCAAGCTTGACGATATCTCTAACATCTCGTTTTTCCTAGAGCATCACGTGCCCTTTGGTCTAAAGAACGAAACAAAGAGAAGTGCTCTTAAACGTTCCATCATCGCCAGAACAGGAGAAGAGGGGCACAGGGCATGGCTAGATCTTCTGCTGAGCGATCAGCATGGTCGGATCTCAGATGACCAAGCAACTAAGCTCGATGCTGTTGATGAATGGATGCATAATTGGAAACAAGTCTAAATTAGGGATATAATACTAACGTGTCTAATTAAATAACCGAGATAAAACTATGAACAAGAAGGTTTGCTACATGTTGGTTGGAATCACTGGCGCTGGAAAGTCCACGATTGCCAAGCAGCTTATTGAGGAAAATCCTGAAGCATTCGTGTTTTCTCTTGATACTCTCAGGCTTAAGCTCTTTGAGTCTAAGGATATTGGATCTCCTGTCAAGGAGCAGTACAGCCTTGCTTTTAATTATGCAAATGAGAATCGTCAGGAGTTTGACACCCTCGTGAATGATGAATGGGCTAAGGCGCTGAAGTCGCATGTTGTTATCGTTGACAATATGAATCACACACGAAAGAGTCGGGCTAGGTGGATCACGTCTGCTCGGGCAAAGGGATTCACCATCGTCGCGATTGATGTTATGTGCCCTCTTGACGTTCTCATCGAGCGCCAAAATACCCGTGCTGATAAGTCTGTTCCTGCAGATGTGGTGAGGCGCTCTTATTATTCTTATCAAGAGTTGTCTGTGGATGAGGCTGACATTGTTATTCGTATTAACGGTATCACGGGCATGCCGATTAATCCGTAGGGATCAATATATGAAGTTAAATGAGGTGAAGGTTTTGGGATCTAGATCAAGTTTTGTTGAAACTTGGTTAACAGAAATGCCCAGCGGATTGGGACGTTTTGACACGTATGAAGCACTGGTTTATAGTATCAAAGACTTTTTAAAGCATGGTATCAATCCAGCGTTAAAAGAACCTCTCTATAAAATAGACGCTGGTGATAAATTATTTTATTGGATTGGACCTAATATAGATATAGCTACAGAAGTACACGTTAAACCAGAGGGATTAGTTGTAAGCATCACAGGAAAAAATCCTACTCTAAGAGGAAATCCTCCATTTGCGAGCGATCTTTATTCGCTCATACTAAAGGAATCTGAAAAGAATATAAAGCTTTTAAGCGATGATCAGCTCAGTGATGAGGGATTTTCTATATGGAAAAACATGGTAAAGCTTGGGGCAAAAGTCTCTGTATATGACGCTAGAAATCCTGGAAAAACATTTAAGACAATTGATGATCCATCAGAGCTTGAAGACTTTTTTAAACATGATGATTCAGACTTTAGACAATATCGCTTTGTGTTATCAGAGAATTTAATAAGTTTCTTATCAATGAGATCTAGTTTTAGGCTAAGACTTTTGAGAGAGTCTACCCCTGGAATGGCTCTCACTGATTATGTTTGATTCACAAACTTTAACCCAAAGAAAACTATAAATAATGATATCTTTAATGTTTTAATTTTTTATTTTTATGATTAATGCGAAAATATTTTGTGATTTAATAGAAACCAATAACTATGACGCTCTTAGGAACGCGCACAACTCGGGAGAGTTGAATGCCGTCAAATGGTCATGGGTCACTAGGTTGAACCCATCGATAAGTCTAGAGGAAGAATACGTTAAAATAACAGGCATTGATCGCCCACAATGTAAAGTGTGTTGCGTTAATCCAGTTTCTTCATTCATTTCATTCGCCGCTGGGTTCAACAAGTATTGCTCAAAATCTTGCGCAAAGAGGGACCCAAACGTAGAGCAGAAGAAGGCCAAAACACTTAAGAGTAAACCAAATTGGAAGGTTGAGGCATTAGAAAAAGCTAAGTCAACCAACATGTTAAAGTATGGAGTAACAAGTCCATTAAAAAGCCCAGAAATTCTTCAGCGCCGAAGAGAAACTAACCTTAGCCTTTATGGCTCTACGGAAGTACTATCTGCTAAAAGCTCAATTCGAAATAAAATAACATCAGATATTGCTGTTAATAAGGTTTTTTCGAGAGTTGATAATTTTTCTCACGTAATCCCACTCTTCACTAGAGAAGAGTTTAAGACAGCAGATGATACGTATAGTTGGAAATGCTTGGGGTGCTCCTCTATATTTTATTCTGCCTTAAACGATGGTAATATACCTAGATGCACTAGGTGCAATCCAAAAACATCTAGCGCGGGAGAGCACGAGCTCAGAAAGTATGTAGAGGATCTTCTAGACGAGGAAGTAATTCAAGGACACAAATTAAATAGTGGCCTTGAGGTCGACATATTCGTTCCCTCTAGAAAATTAGGAATAGAATTTAATGGGATCTACTGGCATTCAGAGCTTGCGGGTAAGTCTAAGGATTACCATATCAATAAAAAGAAGGAATGTCAAGAAGCTGGAATTAATCTAATGCAGTTTTGGGACACGCAATGGTCTAATAAAAAGGAAATAGTAAAATCAATCATCGCTGGATCATTAGGATTTAATAAAAAGATATATGCCAGAAAGTGTATAATTAAGACTGTTCATGAAAAAGAATCATCAAAATTCTTAGAAAGTAATCATTTATCTGGTAATGCAAAAGGATCCTTTTTAAGGATCGGCTTATATTATGACGATAATCTGATTTGTCTTGCTACATTTAGTAAGCCACGTTTTAGTAAGAATGAAACTGAATCCATTGAGTTATTAAGGTTCTGTACCGCACTAAATACAACTTGCGTAGGAGGTGCATCAAAACTAATTAGTGAAGCAATAAAAGTATGTAGGCCTAAGAAAATAATTTCATTTTGTGATGAAATGTGTTTTAATGGTTCAGTTTACAAAAATTTGAATTTTGTTAAAATATCATCTGGTAAACCATCATCATGGTATTTTTCAAGTGATGGTATATTAAAGCACCGTGTTTCTTTTCAGAAGAAAAAGTTGCTTGGTATGTTAAACTTAAGTGAATCGCCTTTGACAGAATGGCAATTGGCTCGTGAGCTTAAGTTGAATAGAGTTTGGGATTGTGGAAATTCCAAATGGGAGCTCGATGTTAGCTCTTCACGATGACACCCTTTGTGTTTTGTTTTTAATTTTTAAGGAGAAATTTTTATGTCAGCCAAAAATAAACTAGAAGCCCTACGTAGCGCCTTTGAAAAGAAGGTAGGTGACGAATCAACATCTGACCAAAGCTGGAAGCTTTTCTATCCATTTTGGAAAATGCCTGAAGGCGGCACAGCGATCGTACGCTTTCTTCCTGATCTAGACGAAGACAACAGCCTTCAGTTCCTTGTTGAGAATCTTCAGCACGAGCTCGTTATCAACGGTCAACGAAAGAAGGTTCCTTGCCTTTCAATGCATGGTGAAGATTGCCCAATCTGTGCTCTTTCACGTAAGTACTATGACGAGGAAAATAAGGACCTAGGTAAGAAGTACTACCGTAAGAAGTCCTATATTGGCCAAGTCATCGTGATCGAGTCTCCATTCGAACATGATCAAAACCAACTAGTTAAGCTAGTAGAGTTTGGTCCTCAAGTCTTCAAGCAAATTGAGGCGGCCTTCCAATCTGGTGATCTAGAAGAAGTTCCATATTCCTTTAAGGGTGGTTACAATTTCCGCTTCCGCAAGACTAAGACTGGATCCGGCGAGAATTCCTACACCACATCAAATTTTGCTCCAAAGCAAACTGATCTTGATGATGATCTAATCGAAAGCCTGAAGCTATTTAACTTGGTTGACTATCGTGGCCAAAAGGTTGATGCTTCAGCGATGGAAGCGATGATCATTGCTGATCAAACCGGTTCTGCTTTTGGTTCTGAGCCTAAGGCTAAGGTGGAACCTGAAGTGAAAAAGCCTGCTCCAGCAAAGGAGGTTGAACCAGCCGCCAAGACTGAAAAGCCAGCATCAACTGGAACTATGTCAGTTCTTGAGCAACTTCGTGCACGAAGCAAAGCACAGCAAGGTGCTTAATAGCGCGTAAGGAGAAGAACTAAAGAGGTAGGCCCAATATTGGGCCTACCAAAAATAAAGCGCATTTAAGTGGGGAGACAATCAACTATGAGTTTATCTTTTTTAAAAGACTTCAAAAAATCTATATCTAAAATGGATTCAGTTACTACTGACTTTGGACCACCGAGTTACTGGTACAGTACGGGCAACCTAGCGCTTAACAAGGTCATTTCTGGATCATTCACGAAGGGGATCCCGCAGGGACGCATAACTGCCCTAGCGGGACCCAGTGGATCTGGAAAAAGTTTTATCCTGTCCAATATCGTCAAGAACGCGCAGGCAGAAGGAGCGTTTGTGCTAATGTTAGACTCAGAGCACGCTTTGGACATGGGCTACTTAAGTAAGATCGGGGTTAAAGTGGATGCCGATCACTTTGATTATGCTGGAGTCACCACGTTCAGCGACGTAGTTAAGGTGGTGTCTGAATTTATCACGATGTACGAAAAGACTTACGGCCGGGGTAACCCAAACAGCCCAAAGGTTGTCATCGCCCTAGACTCAATTGACATGCTCATTACAGACACCGAGAACGATCACTTTGAGTCTGGAACTCAACGGGGGGACCAAGGTCAAAGAGCAAAACAATCTAAGCAACTGCTTAGAACGCTTGTAAGCAGAATCAAACGGAATCCAATGACTTTTATACTTACCCATCAGGTGTATCCAAACACCGACCTTTTAAACGGTCAAGGCCTATGGATAATCAATAACGCGATTCGCTACTCAGCCTCTCAAATCCTGTTGATCACTCCTGCGAAGCTCAAGGAAGGAACCGACGTGATTGGCGTGCGTATGAAGGTAGAGACATATAAGTCTCGCTTTGCACAAATTGGGACAAAGGTAGAAGTTGAAGTTCCATACACCACTGGAATGAACCCTTATTCTGGTTTCTTAGACCTCATGGAGGATATGGGTGTCGTTAAAGCTTCAGGTGCTTGGAAGTCTCTAGAGATTCCTGGCAAGGAACCCAGGAAGTTTCAGACCAAGGGTCTTGATGCAGATTTAGTAAGCGAAATTTTGTCTCACCCAAAGGTTGTAGAGTCTGAGAAGTCAGTGTTAGATCTCATGTCCAGTGACACTGGAGAAGAGCTAAGCGAAGAAGATAAGGTTTAATGAACATAAAATGTAGTTAAACTACTAAGGGGAGAAAATTTCTCCCCTTAGTCCTGTCAAATAATAGCTAGGAAACTAAAATGTCATTTCTTCTTAAGTTAGACGAATATAAACTTGAGGAAATAGTTCCTCTTTTACCAAAGTATGAAGAAAAAATAAACGCTGCTGAACAAATCTTTAAATTGGAAGGACGACGCCTTGAGGAAATCATGCGCACCTTACCACATTATCAATCATCATATGATCAATCTTATCAGGAACTTAAAGCCCTAGAAGAATGGGTTAATAATATTAAAGAAAAAAATATAGGTAGGCTTTGGAAAAAATATAATGAAAACTACTCTCGAGCTTTAGCATCAAAAGATATACAGGCATATATTAATAGTGAAAAAGATATCGTCGAGCTAAATCAAATTATAATAGAAATTACACTATTAAAGAATATGACATTTTCTATCGTTGATGCATTAAAGCAATTAGGATGGCAAATGGGCTCTATTACTAAATTAAGAATTGCAGAGATGCAGGAGGCAATCTTATGAATATAACAGATGATACTATAATTATTAATTCAAATGGCAATAGCGCAGGCGTGGGAAATTCTTATGGAACTATCACGTCTGGTGGAGTTGGTACGTTGCCATCGTATAATATTACTGGCCAAACTTATTCTCAGTCTTATACGTCAGTACAAAACAGTTCCGCTTCTCAAATCACCAAGTCAGTAACAAAAACAAGCGTCATTTTTGTTATCATTAAATCAAACGGTGAAACACTAGAGCTAGTTACACAAAACATGATAACACCAAGTGAAATCTTGGGCATTTCTAAATTTATAGCTTTAGCTGGCCGTGGCGGATCATATATTCAATGGTCAACTATCATCTCTACTCTAGACATTGAGAGGCATTTTGTTCGTGGTCATGATAAGTCTTTTTATATAAACTCAAATACAGCAGAAATGTTTGTATTACTACACGATGCAGAATGACTAAAACTTGTACTATCACTGTCACAGATGAAGTTTGGTGTTTAATATCTGGACTTAGCCCAGGAGAACACGAATTTCTATGGAATGAATTTGCTAAATATGTAGACGGCTATTTCTTCATGCCATCATATAAGCTTGGTCGGTTTGATGGGAAAATCAGATTCTATCAAAAAACTGGAAAAACATACATTAGACTTTTAGATAAGATACTGCCACACATTGTTGAAACATGGGGCTATGATGTTCAAATAAATGATAAAAGAAAGGTGTTTGAATCACCATCTACCGTTGGATCAATTGAAAAGGTAGATGAAACAAACGGGATAGCAACTGAAGCCACAGGTTTAGATTTGTTTGGTGACACTACAGAAACGGCAGGTCGTAAGATTGAGCTTAGACCATATCAGCTTCAATGCATAAATGATGCTGTTACAGCTGGATCAGGATTAATTATCGCTGGCACAGGAGCTGGGAAAACGCTTATTACCGCAGGTATCTCATGCGTTTACGGCAAGATGGGGTATAAGATCATAACGGTGGTACCTTCAGCAGACCTAGTTGAGCAGACGAGAGAAAGCTACGTTGCGGCCGGATTAGATGTTGGCGTATACTCTGGAACAGAAAAGGATATAAACCATACCCACGTAGTAGCGACCTGGCAGTCGATCCAATACAACCCCAGCATGATGCAGGAATTTCAAGTGTTCATCTGGGATGAATGCCATAGCCTAAAAGCGTCAGTTGCACAAGAGCTAATTAACAACAATGGAAAGAATACTCCTTTTCGGTTTGGAGTTACTGGCACTTTTCCTAAAGGAGATGTTGATGGTTTAGCTATCAACTCCTCTGTTGGACCAATCTTGCGAGAAATTCCTGCAGAGTGGCTTATTAAGATGGGATACCTATCTAAGCTAGAAATTCAGCCGATAGAAACTAATGAAACATATATTGACGAGGAATTTCCAGACTATGCATCAGAAAAAGCCTTTCTGTCAAAGTCCCCGGCAAGACTAGAAAAAATTGCTGACCTAATAATCTCTCAATGTGCAGAACATGGCAATACTCTTGTTTTGGTTAACTCAATACAGTTTGGTGAGAGGTTATCGGCACTGATAAAAGACTCTGTATTCCTGTACGGAGAATCTCCTTCTGATTTAAGAAAAGAACACTATGACATGTTCAAGGATAGGGATGACCTTATCGTGATAGCTTCGGCTGGAATAGCTGCTCAAGGAATCTCAATCGATCGTGTTTTTTGTCTCATGATGGTTGACGCCGGAAAATCCTTCATTAAGGCGATTCAATCCATCGGCCGCGGCCTTAGAAAAGGACACGATAAAGACTTTGTCACCGTTGTAGATGTCTACTCAAAACAAAAGTGGGCAAAAAAGCATTTTAAGCTTCGAGAGAAATATTACAAAGAAGCTAAGTATCCAATCTTGAAAAAACAAACACTTAAGGTTAAATAAACTATGTTAATACTACCAGATTATTCTAAGCCATATCTAATAGATTCGCTGACAGCTCCAATAATTGTGAAATATCATTGGATTTTTAGTGGCCCGCAGGCTGACTTTATGCTATCCCCAATTACATATTTGGAGGAGACCACAGGAGAAGCTCTTAAAGTTAGGATAAATGATTCAGAATTTTGGATTCCTAAGAGCTGGAATATTTTAGTCACTGATAAAGACACTGCAAAAGTCGATACCGTTCCTATAAAATCATGTGCAACTGTCAAACATTCCATTTTTGCGTTTTCAACTAATGAAACGCGCCTTAGAACACTTGATGTAGAGATCATAGACGAAACTCCGTACGACACCAGGATGTCTCTGGTTCATCCGATGATTACTAAGGGCACTATGTTGGTCCATCCAGTTGGCCCGGCATTCATCCAAAACAGTAAAGACACGCATCTTTGCGTGGTGATTGGGCCGCATGACCTTTATAAATATCTTTCTGACCTATCAATTGGTGATTTAATTACGTGGTGATAGTTTTTACATCTTCTTAGAATTTAAACTATAAATAATTCCATATTTCTTCCCTAAACAGTAAAGGACTCCAATATGGACGATCAAGAACTTTCATACTTTGAAAAATCCTTTAATCACGCTATGTTGTATGAAGTTGGGCCATTTTGGGATCCGACCGACCCTGATGTAATAGCGGGCAATATACAAACCAGAGAACAAAAGCGAAAAGTTGGTTACGTAAACATCAAGCAGGATACTGGTGGAGAAACTAAGTACGGGATAGCTCAAAATAAAAACCCAAATATCAATGTAAGGGATCTAAATTTAGAAGAGGCTATGAATGTATATTACAAAGAATATTGGTTAAAAAGTTCTTGTGATAAAATTAAATTTCCGGTTCATATAATGCATTTTGATTCTTGTGTTAATCACGGGATAAATCGTGGAAATCAATTTTTGCAAATGGCCACAGAAGTTCATGCCGATGGAATTGTTGGGAATGTTACTTTAGCCGCAGTATCAAATGCTGATAGTTACAAAATCATTAACAGCATCTATCTAAACAGGGAAAACTTCTATAAAAACATAGTGAAGAG